GTCGGTTCCGATAAGTTGACTACTGAGAGCCGCCAACACACAATGGCGGTGTGAAGGCGGTGTGAAGGTGGCGGCGGGGGGTTGACATTTTACGGTGTTTGGTGGTATGATGAAGGGGAGCCGTAAGGTCTCCGGTTCCCCGCCTACTGGAAGTAGGTCCGATAACGAGTCTTGGCGGATGTGGGGGCAGGAGTGGTACGGTGATGCGGTCGGACGAAGAGAACATTGACGAGGACGTGCGGGCGCTGGCAGCGGTGCTCGTCCGGGCGCTGGCGTATGTGTGCCGTTGGCTGGTGAAACGGTACCAATTGGACGAGCTGAGAAAAGGGAATAGTTGGCCGCTTTAGGCTGATAAGACGGGGGGTGAGAGCCTCCCGTCTTGCAGTTTAGACCCGCCTATGGTTTCGGAGCACGGAGGGCGAGAGTACGCGGACGCGATGCGTCCGTTCGCCCTTACCGGGCTCCGGATCTGTGGCGGGTTTTTGTTTTGGAGGGGGGATAGCAGGAGGGGATGATGGATTTTGGGGCGTTCAAGATCGGCGGCGTGGAAGTGATCCTTTTGGTGCTGGGGATCGTCGAGGCGGCGAAGCGGTTCGGGGTCCAGGGCAAGGCGAGCGAGGGGTTCGCGTTGGGCCTGGGCTTTGTTTTTGTCGCGTTGGCGGCGACACTGCAGCGAGAGTTGATCCCGGCGGGTGCGGTGGTGTACGTGGAGATCGTGGTGATCGGGCTGGGCGGGGCGCTGGCGGCGACGGGAATCTATGATTTGATCAAGAAGGGGCGGGCGTCGCCGGAGGGGTAGTGGTGGAGACGGACGAGATCAGATTGTTGACGAGGTTGCTGGAGCGGGTGGATCACATCGTGTCGGAACAGGCCGAGATCAAGGAGGGGCAAAAGGACACGAATCAGTTGTTGCAGCGAACGTGTGCACAAGTGGCGGGGCTGGATAAGCAGATAGCGGTGAACGAGCGGACGGATCAGGAGAGGTGGAAGGCGCACGCAGAGAGGCACACGCGAGAGCGGACGGCGCTGGGGGTGGTGTCGGCGATCTTTTCGGCAGCGGGTGCGGGGGTCGCGTGGTTTGTGGATAAGTGATTTCGTGTAGAGATTGGGTAGCGGCCAGGGTGGGGAGGCCGGGAATTGGACTAGTTTTTGCAAGGTGGTTGCAAGGCAGCGGTTGGATGCACCATGGGTGAGCGAAGAGTTGGGCGAGGCGCTGCTGGGGTTGAGCAAGCAGCAGGCGGCCGGCGTGCGGCGGATCGTGGCGGCCGAGCTGGACGGGCGAAGCCTGGCGAGTTTGTTCGTGGGGCCGGACCGGATTTGCAGCGAGTCGACGTACTACCGGAGGCGGGGCTGGCATCACAAGGCGGGGTTCCAGCGGGCGCTGGAGCTGGCACGGAGGGATTACCGGGCGTGGCTGCTGGAGCATGGGGCACACGAGGCGCTGACGATCCTGGCAGAGGGAGCACCGCTTGCGGCGCGTGCGTTGAAGCGACAGGTGGACGGGGACGCGTCGGCTGTGGCTGTGCTGATCGAGTCGCTACAATCACAGGACGCGGGTTTGAGGAGCCTGGCAGCGGAGAATCTTGGGCGAAGCGGATCACTGATTGCGGTTCCGGCATTGGGAGCGGCCTTAGCCCGAGAGGAGGACCCTGGAGCTCGACGGGTGATGCTTCAGGCTATCGGGGATCTGGCGGCGTGGCGCGACGAGGATCAGCGGGAGGCGGCGGGGGAGATTTTGGACCGGGTGGACGTGCAGACGGCGCCCAAGGGCACGCGGCGGATGGAAGGCGGCCTGGGATTGGGGTTGGGGGAGTTGAGCGATGTTGAGCTCGATCAGCTCCTCGAGAACCTGGAAGCTGCAGAGGGCGGCGGTGTTGCTGGAGCGGCGGCGGAGGAGGCTCGGGGTCGCGGACCCCTCGCGAGCGCAGAGGGAGATGGACCTGCTGACGTGGACGATGTTGCATCGGAGGATGTTGATCCCGGAGCGACCGTTTGACCTGGCGGGTCACCCGTTTTTGCGGGAGGTGTACGAGTCGAGGGCGCGGGTGTTGGTGGTACGGAAGGCGAGCCAGGTCGGGGCGAGCGAGTATTTGATCACGTATGGGCTGCACGGGGCGGATCAGCGAGGGGCGACGGTGCTGTATCTGTTTCCGACGGACACGCACGTTAGCGATTTTAGCGCGGCGAGGCTGGGCCCGGCGTTGGAGGCGTCGCCGTATTTGGCGCAGGTGGTGGAGGAAGGAGGCCCCCCCGCTGTAAAGGGCACGGGGGGGAGGAGACGGGGGGCGGATCGAGTGACGCTGAAGCGGGTCCGGGACCGATTTGTGTATTTTCGTGGGGCGCAGGTGGGGAAGGATGGGAGCGCGCCTCAGCTCAAGTCGATTGACGCAGACGTGCTGATCCTGGACGAGGTGGACGAGATGGACTCGCGCGCGCCCGAGATCGCGCTGAAGCGGTTGGGGCATTCGAGGATCGCGGAGGAGCGTTGGGTGAGCACGCCAAGTTATCCGGGGATGGGGATCGAAGGGGCGTGGGAGCGGAGCGATCAGCGGGAGTGGCACGTGCGATGTGGGCATTGCGGGCATTGGCAGGCGCTGACGATCGATCACGTGGTGACGGAGTGGGATAGTTTGCAGCGGCCGACCAGGTGGAATGGGCAGAGACCTGACAGGTCGAAGCCAGACCTGTCAGGTCGTGATAGGGCCGCTAATGTGCCTTATGAGGACAGGGCGTGGGCGGCGTGTGAGCGGTGTGGGGGCAAAGTGGACCGGTTGGGGCGCGGGGAGTGGGTGGCGACGTGGCCGGGTCGGGATGTGGTAGGGTTTCACCCGACAAAGTTGCACTCGCCGAGGGTAGAGTTGATCGATATCGTGCGGGCGCTGCAGACGACGGATGAGACGCGGCGCAAGGAGTGCTATAACCAGGACCTGGGGCTGCCATACGTGCCCAGGGGAGGGCAGTTGACGGGGGCGATCCTGGACAAGTGCAGAAGGGAGTATGGCCACGGGGTGCTGCCGGCGAAGCAGGGGACGGTGATGGGGGTGGATGTGGGAAAGGTGCTGCATGGGGTGATACGGGCGCGAACCGAGGACGGTTCGATGCAGGTGTGGGCGGGGGAGGTCGACAGTTTTGAGGAGCTGGGGCGGATGTGCCGGCGGTATAACGTGCAGCGGCTGGTGATCGACGCGCTGCCGGAGACGAGGAAGGCAAGGGAATTGCAGCAGGTGCTGGGCGAGGGGGTGGTGTGGCTGGCGTATTATGTGAGCCAGCGGATCGGGACGAAACGAGCGGAGCCGATCCAGTGGGACAATGACAACGGTGTTGTCAACCTGGATCGTACCCGGTCGCTGGACCGGATGTTGAGTCGCTTCTATGAAGGGGTGGCCACATTGCCGGGGGATGCGAGAGAGATACCAGGCTATTACGAGCACATGACGGGGCCGGTGCGGGTGATCGAGGATGGGCCGGGGGGGGAGCGAGTGGCGCGGTACGTGTGCCAGGGGGCGGATCACCTGTTTCACGCGGAGAATTACGCGATGGTGGCGGGCGAGGCGCCGGAAGCGGGGCGGGGATTTGTGTTTGCTTATTAGGGCGAAGGACGGACGACGAAGGACGAACAGATGCCGGTAGATTTGAAACTCGATCTCGAGGTCGCGTACGCGGGGTGGCTGGCCGAGGAGGAGAAGCGGCGGCAGGCGGCGGTGGTGCTGGCGCGGAATTATTACGCGGGGGAGCACGAGGTGCCGCTGACGGACCGGCAAAAGGAGTTCTTGGGGTTCCAGGACGACGGACACGAACGGTTCGCGCTGAACTATTGCCGGACGGTGGTGAGCGCGCTGGCGGAGCGGTTGATCGTGTCGGGGTTTGCGGGGGTGGGCAGCGGAGACGAGTCGTTTGCGAAAGTGGCCTGGGAGTGGTGGCAGGGGAACCGGTCGGACGGACTGCAGAGCCGGGTGCACTCGCGGGCGGTGCGGGATGGGGAGTATTTTGTGTTCGTGGATTGGGACGAGGCGGCGGGGCAGCCGACGTGGGTGCTGCATCCTCGGTACACGGACGCAACGGTCGAGGGGACGGGGTTCGGGTGCAAGGCATTCTACCCGGACGGGGACCCGGACCGGCCGATGGAGTACGCCTCGAAGCGGTGGACGGAGACGGCGATCGACGAGCGAGGGCGCCGGGAGACGCGGCAGCGGATGACGCTGTACTACCCGGAGCGGGTGGAAAAGTACGTGCTGATGACAACCAACTCGGAGGCGGGGT